GTTATAGCTAATCAAATTCCAATGTTCGGTATTACCAGCCTGTGAAACCAAATGTTGTATTTGTGCGTTCATTCGGTTGAATCTATGCCAACCATTACGAATTTCTGTAGTGACCGAATAGCAACCATTAACGTAGGAATAAGAATTCATTGTAGTTTCTCCAATCATTTCTAGTAATAGGTAGGCTTTTGACGTTACCCTGTTCCTGTGTGTCGCATCCCCTACGCTCGCGCTCGCGCGCGCCAAACTTTCTCCAATCATAGATAGGGTCCGCTAGTTCCTAGGAAAGCAGGTATTCATTTGATAAGCTACGTTTCTTGCTAAGCAAGATTATACAGGGATATTTGACGTAGCGCAATAGTTACCTGTGCCAATTTGGCAATTTTGCGCAACGTTAGATTGTGCTATGTAACGTCTTGAACTCTCTTAATTGTTGAAAACAACTGTATAATGTTAACGTTAAATCAGCCTGTTTTGCATAAAAATTTAGTTTGTACGCTGTTTATCGCCTATTTTTAACGTTTGTGCAGGTAGATGCTTTAACATCGACGCTTTGCGCCCTCGTTTAAGGTGTATTGCATAAGGGTATGCGTGTAGTTACTCATTGTGTTGATAACTTTTGCTAGAAAAGGCTTGTATCGCGTTTCAACAAACGTTATTTACATTGGTTTGACATTGTCAAAAACTATTTCTACAAGTTGTTTTAACTTTCGACATGCCTGTAAATCTTTACAAACAAGTGCACAACTGTAAATTTTTACACCGGTACACAAGCCTGTAAAATCCTTATGCAATTACAACACTTGTAAATCCTCTATACCGCGCGTGTGCTCGCACCATTAGCGAATCCTCTCGCGCGTCCTACTGGAAATAGCCGCGCCGAAAAAACAACACCCCTCATGCGTTGCACATGAGGGGTGGTTGCCGTAACGCGCATGATTGATGCACGTCCCATATATTATTTGAGCTTCACGTCTACTTCAATCATGCCGTTCTCAAAGTGCCATGATTTTCCGTTATCATCCGTTACGGGAACTGCCGTAGGCATTTGGACCGTGCTACCAATGTCGGTTGCGTCTGGGTTTGCGTACAACTTCCACGCACCAGCGTCCATGTATGCCACATCCAAATCAATCGGTTCATCCCACGTGTGAATCCAACCGTTGCTCGTATACTGCCAGATAGCGGCAAACTTCCACGGGCTAACGTCGTAACAGAATTTAGGTATGTCCTTTAAGCCACGTTCCCTGTTGTCAGGATAGCCAGCAACCCAAAGGCCGCACGTGTCAACCAGCGGATAACCACTGAACCGTTGCAACGTTGAAGCGCTCGCATAGATGATTGGGTACACTCCGGTCATTGCGTGGTACTTGTCAACGAAACGCTGTGCGTAGCTCCCCCAATCATCAATGCTTTCATCCTCGATATCAAGCACGGGAAGCCCTATAAGCTCATACCCTTCGGTGTTGTTACGGAAGAATACCGCTTCTTTCTCCGGGTCATTGTTTCGCGCAAAGTGATAGAACCCAAATAGAATCCCCTTGCGTATAGCCTGCTGTACAAAACCGTCACAATATGGGTCCACGTAGCGGAATCCTTCTGTCGCTTTGCAAATGCAGAAGTCTAGCGACTCTGGTAGCTGCAAGCCCTTTTGCCAGTTTGATATATCTATACCGTGCAGCATGCCTTACACCGTCACTTTGTTCACAAGAGAAAGCGCACCTTGCTTTAGGCACATGAAGGTTGCCACGGTAGCACCCTCGACCGTAACTCCATTGATTGTCATGCTGTTAGGTGAGTAGTTGTAGAAAACAAACTTGGTGCCAACCTGCAAGCGCGTCAGATAGAACGTGAACGAATGTGTAGCGTCGGTATCAGCTATGACATAGTCGCAACCATAGGACGGCATTCTATGTCCAGCATTGTCTGATGCTATTGGCTCCGCATATTGCAAGTTGTATGAAGTACATAACGCTCGTTCTTGGCAAGTGTCGGGGATAAGGCTCACACCATCATAATGCAGTATGCAATCAAATATAACGTTCTTTAATGTAGTCATTGCGGCGTTGCTATGGATAAGGCGCTGCGGCGCTCCGTAGATGTTGCCGGTTATCGCAACATTGTTAGCGTTGCTGTGCAAGAGCACATATCCGGTCGTCACGTTGAACACATCGCAATTGAAGTCAAGATAGGAGCCCTCGACAATCTCGATTCGCTGCGAGTACTGATAGGCGGCATCGGACTCATGCGTGAGGTTGTCAACGTCAATAACCACATTGGGCGACATGACGCTGAAAGAGTTCTGGCCGTTCGTTCGGCAATCGGTGAACTTTATGATGCTTTTTACAGGTGGTTCTATATAGATGGACACAAGGATGTTGTACGTCTCATTGTCTACGAACGTGCAATCATCAAAGAAAACATTCGTGCAGTACTGACCGGCGTTCGGCTCAATGTCGATTCCTGCGCGTGGATTCTGTCCGTTGGCCTCGGCAAACAGACAACCGGTGATATATGCGCCGTCACAACAAGTCAATGACATGTTGTTTCGCCTGTTGTTCCGCATGGTGCAGTTTCGCACGTGCACCTCTTTGCACAGATGGTTTCCGATGTAGATGCCGTCACCCCATGCGTTTATGCAAGTTATGCCGTCAATGGTGATGTTCTCGCCACCTATGACATTGATGCAATGCACCCACTGTTCATCTTCGCCTATGTGTGCGGCTCGGTTTCCGTCAATCACGCCAGAACCCACAAGCGTTATGTTGTGCTTGTCGGTCATGTCAATGATGTAAAGGCGTCCCACGCTCGATGCTGCTAGTTTGATGCTGCCATTAAACACAATGCGAGTGTTGTCGCTTACGGTAAGAAGCGAGTATTCGTCAACATATGCATCAGATACATAATAATCGTTCTGTAGCAAAATGTTATGATGTTCGAATGCCTTTTGAACCTGCTGCGTATCATCCGAAACCCCGTCGCCCTTTGCGCCGAACATTTCAGGGGTTACTACAGATTCGGTGATAACTAGGTGCGCGCGCAGCGTAGCGCCACATGCGATAATGTCCATTCCGTTTGGTTCGCCTTCGGCGTTAACTACATACCACGCTGCGCCACCGTCACCATTTACATAGAAACCGTTGGTGTGGCACATAGCGCCAATATATAGCAAGTTGCGTGCATTTTGCATATCTGCAACGGTATCAAAAGCAAATGGCTTTGAGCCGTACTTGTCGGCATACTCCGCAACAGCAGCATCATACCAATCATTGATTTGTGCAACTGCCTGTTGCGTTTCGCGTCGGTACTGCTCCACCTGTGCATTATAGTTACCAGTAAGCGCCCAGAATTGCTCATTTGTAATGTCAATTCCCTGCGGCACATATTGTCGTGACGTGTAGCTGTTCCCCTCGTGCGTGACAATTGTAAGCGGTTCATACGTCTTTGTGCTTGACCATTCCACTGGGTCAGCAAGAATTGGAACATAGCGCGAACCGATATACTGCGTAGTTGCCATAATCAAACCTCCTAGTTGACTTTCACGGCAATATAGCCAAGTGAAACAGTGTGCGCGTCTGCGTCGCTATTGGCAATGGAATACGAGAAACCTGAATACGTGCAATCAATTAGAGTATAGGTGAAAAGGCTAGCAAGCTCATTGGTAACCACCTGCGCAAATAATACGCATACATCATCTTGCGCGAAAGGCTCCGCGAACGTCTCACTAGTAGATACTGAATCGTTTGCGGGAATGTTTATATTGTTAATGCAACCAATTTTGAAGCGACTGGCAAAGGATTCAAGTGCATCCGAACTAGATGCAAGAGCTAGAATCGAATTTACAACGGTATCATCTAGGTCGGTGCGTGTTCCCAGAAACAAATCTAGCGCCTGTGCATATCCAGTGATTGTATTCTGCGAATCGAAACCGTTTCCAATCTCATTTTCGATATCGGAAACAGCCGTATTGGTTGCGCTCAATGACTGTGCAATGGTCAGACTAGGTGAGAATCCATCACCGATTTGCCCCTGCAAGTCTGCATCACCGTTTGCGCGTGCCTGAATCTCACTGTCAATGCGCGAACCCAAAGCAATGTCAGCAAGTTCACGGTCACTTGTTTCGTCCGCTAGATTCTCTGCAAGTTCGCTGAGCGATTGAGTGTGCAACTGCAATGTCTGCTCATGCCGATTCACCGCATTAATCAAATCAATTTCAGCGGGGCGCATTGGCTGCTGCTTAGAAATTGCCATTGCTTACCTCCACATCCAGATTCGTGAACATTGCATTGTAAGTCGCATCACCACGACGCGCGGTAACTTCAAGGTCTGCGATTAGCTGCTGAATGGTCTGCTGCCTTGCATTGAGCGTGTAGTTGCTATACGTGTTGTCAATGACTCCATGTGCATTCGGGTCAGGCTCGAACTTCAAAATCAATCGACCGTAATCGCTGCGACCATACACAGCGCCAGTGTCAAAGCTAATATCGCTCCAACTGTCTGGCACATATGCACAAAAGTATCCATCATCTGTAAGTCCAAAATACACCTGCTTTATGCCAGCGCTAATTAGCTCTGCAAAGTTTGCCTGAATCCACTCATATATCTTCTGCTCGTAGTATTCGGTGAACTCACCATTAATGAACTTCTGGAATTGCTCTTGAAGCTGTTCAATCGCTGCGTGGTCAAGATTGATGTTCTCGCCCAGATAGTCGGCGTACTCAACCAACTTGTGAAGCATGAGACAAAGCTTCTTGATTCGTTCCTCGTGCGAGTCAACATCCCAATAGATATCAGGTAGCGTTGGTGTATAGGCATTCCAGAACGGGAAAGGAACAACATTGGTTGGCGGTATGAAAGGCACTAGGATTCACCCCTTTCTAACTTATCGGTCAGCTTCACTATAGAAGTGTTCAAGTTATTGATGGTTCCAGTAAGCTCCTTCATGGTCGTGTTGACCATCCAAAAGAATCCGCAACACGCAACAATCGGGAACCCTACGGCACCAATCGCCTGAACAATCGCGTTGTAGTCCATGCCTTACCTCCCTTCTCCCCTCACCGCGCGTTGAACGATACCGATACCAGACAAGAGAACAACTGTTCCAGTTCGTCCAATATGATTTCGTCAACGTCGCGGTACTCCCTCAACCGTCGCTCTAGGTCAAGGGTATCCAACTGCCTTATCCGCTCATACTCAGTGTCGTTTCCGGTTGACGCATAGTCGCTGTTCCCGCCCAGCTGCGTCTGTGGGAAGTCGCTGAATATGTTTCGGCTTTTGTAATATTCGGAATCCGCACCCAGCAATTGCGGCGATTCGTCAAGCACACGATACAGTGGAATCATTCGCGGCATGATTTCCTGCATCTTCTGCACGAACTGCCTGCGCCAGAGTTTCGGTGGAAGAATGCCAATCTCACGATTCCAGAATCGATTTTGAATCTTTGTTCGCAGGGTTGCGTCCTGCGCGTCGGAATACTGTGGCCAGTTCCATACGGTCTTGTCGGTAAGGTCAATCCAGCCAGCTTCAACCAGCTCCCCGAACTGAATGGTAACCGCATCGTTGTACTCATGCCAATCAAAGTCTGGTTGCTCGAACGGCACAACGTCAGTGAATGCCATTACATCTCACCAACCTTTTCCATCAAACGCGCGTCATTGTGCGTGAGATTCCAATTCTCAGAAAGATTGTCCTCGCGCCACACGACTTGAATCGGCTTTTCCAGATACTCGCCGAACCTCCGATTGAGGTAGTCGGCTGCGCGTCTGCGTTCGTCCAATGAAGCCATTTTAACAAGCGTGGTAGGTGACTTCTGCGCATGTATTTCGTCCTGCGTCTGTCGCTCCAACTTCAATGTGCTGTTCTCGATTCCAAGAAGCTGGTACACACCGTTCCATGTGTTCTTCTCGTCTTGCGCAAGTTCAGCACCGATGAACGGCACCTGAGTCTGTAGCGCGTCAACCTCTATATCATCGAAACCGTCATACGCAAGTATTGCCAACTCGCCACCTGAAACCTGCTTTGCAATCTGCATCATGTCGTTCTTGCGGTTTGCAGGTCCTTTTAGAATCCACGGCACCTGTTGATGGAATCTGTTCATTTCCTTTGTTAGCTGAATGTGCGCCAACTGCCGCGCGTAAACCTCTATGCCCATCGTGATTGGGAATCGCGTGGCATTGTCCCAAACAAGCGTTCCGCTATCGGTAGAAGCGTAGAAGCTCCAACCGTTGTTGCCAACGCTGCGCCACTTTGGGTAATCGTCATACACATTCGGTCGCGTGTCGGTTACCGCGCGTGTGCTGTAGAACGTTCCCTCCTGCGACTTTGGATAACAGATGCAAGCAAGCCCTTCAGTCATTAGCGTGTATTCAAGATAACGTTCGTTGCATGTGGCAGGTAGGTTGAGCCACCTAAAGCGACTCATAGCCATTTGCATTATCTGGTTGCGGTATATCTCAACCAATCGCATGTTGTATGCTTGACTCTGCCAGTAGTTAGGATTGGCAGGAATAGAACAGTTGTACGGATTCGGGCTTGTACGCTTCTTGCCACCACGCCTACCCATTGTTTCCCTCCACCCTTTCAAGGAACACCGTCCTGCTCATGAGTGATTGTACCATAGCCGATAGGCTCCGCTGGTTCTCCAATTCCTGCGCCACCAACTCGTTAAGCGCACTCGACCTGTTCTCTATGTCAGCCAGATTGATTGAGTCCGTCACTCGCTGTTGCACCTTGAAGTCGATAACACGCTCTATCTCCGCGTCAGTCATTCCCTGATATGTTCCAAGTGCCAGAAGTTCGGATAGCTCACGAGTGCTAGTATCGTCAGTTGTCATATATGCTCACCCTTCCAACCTCGTCGGGATTCTTCCAAACGGTCACGCCACGGTCCAACATCGCCACAATCAACTGTTGAACCGCATTATTGCTAGACTTCCTATCGTCCACCCACGCATCGCGGCACTTCCAGTAGCAGAAGTGGCGCATTGGGCAAAGGCCACTACTGGCAACGTCCCACACCTGCTCTAGAGCGTACCCGTAACGCGCGAACCAATCACCAACCTGCCTAACCTCGGAATCTGGCATGGTCCGCACCTTCAACTGCACCCCGCGAGTCCTCATGTAGTCTGCCGTTGGGTCGCCTGCATACGCGCCTATCGGACGTGGCGAAGCATTTCTAGCGTCATACATAGCGTAGGTCGGTGCATACCGCGAGTTGCGCAAAGTCTCCTTTGCGTTGGCTTCAACCGCACCCCTCGTATACGTCGCATTGTTGTCCTGCGTCGTTCTGGTGCGCCCTGCGTTGGCGTTCATCGTAGCCGCCGTGTTGCCAGCGTTGGTGTTGTTGTTGTCTACGTTGTTGTCCGTGTGCTTGTCAAGTAGCGTGTTGTCGTGATTGGTGTTGTAGGTGCGTTGTGTGTTGCCCTGCGTTGTCAACGAACTGTTGTTTGTCAGAGTTGCCTGTAGGTTGTTTGTGTTGGCCGTCACGTTCGCTGAGGTTGTAACAGAGTTGGCCTGAGTGATTATCGAAGCGTTGAACCCAGCGCTGCCTGCGTTTGCAACGGCCTGTATCGTGCCAATCATCGCGCCTACGGCCAGTCCGCCAGCGGCACCTGCCATATTGCCCGCACCGGGGACAACGGACCCTAGCGCACCGCCAGCCATTGCCATGCCAGCCGCCGTCCCACCAATGGCACCTAGGACGTTGCCGACACTTGAATTAAGGGAAGTTGCCGCAGTAGTCTCACGGTCGGCTTGTGACGTTATCACCGAAGCCGTGTTGGCTGCGTCCGTCTGGTCTGTTGCCTTATCTGCATTAGCAAGGTTCATCGTATTAGATGTGGTATTTGCGAACGCAGCCTTGTCGCTGTTGTTGGCAATTGTCAACGTCGTGTTAGCCTGTGCGGTCCTTCCTGTGTTCGCCGTGTTAGTGGTAAGGGTGGTGGCGTCTGCCGCCGTGTTAGTGACCATCGTGGCGTCAGAGTCCAGAACGTTCTCACGCTGCGTGTTCGCGCTGCGCATGGTTGAGTGGTACTGCACAAGGGCATTGTTTCGTCCTGTGCGCAAGGTGCGATTGAAGTTGTCAAGATACCACGCCTGCTCACCATCCATGTATAGCGCATAGCACGGTATGTCATTGTCGAAGCAATACTCGAACCAATCCGCATTGCTCATTGTCAGCGAATCGGTAACGCCGTTCAGTTTTGTCCATTGGTACGCCGTCGAACCAACACCGCCGATTCCATCAAAAAGCATTCGTGTCTTTACGTATGGGAACGCCAGCTCGACAATCTTTCGTGCACGAATGTCACCCGTATCCTCAATGGCAACATCAACCGTCTTACCGTCATTGTCCGTTAGCTGCAATGATGCATAAGGCATTGTGTAGAGTTTTGCGAATCGTCGGTATTCAGTCGGATATCCGAACATGGTCTTGTCAAGAGCTGCAATGTCAATTGTCGTATCGCTGCCCTTGACATGGTGCAGCTCGTGCCCTGCAAGCACATACGAGTTGATGATTTCAAACATGGATGAATCTATCACAAAACACCCTTGAATCGAATTCATGAAGTTGGGGCAACTATCCAACACATCAGAAACAAACGACGCATCGGTTGCTGGAAACGCATACACACTAACATTGTTATAAATGCGATTATCAGCGCTGTACCGTGCCATTGGTGTCGTGCGTAGATGCAAGTTGGAATAGTTGTCACCATTGCCCATACCGAAGCCGTTCACCTGCAATTGGTGTCCGTACCTCTCGGACGTGTCAGAGAACGTGATAGTTCCTATGGTGTAATCTGGGTCATTGTGCGTCACGCTGCCAAGGGAACCAATCTGAGACGGTCCAACCGTTGACGCAAAGCAAATCCACTTTGCGCCGTTGCCGAATGGCACGAAAGTAGAAGAACGTGTGATTGTCGGTCTGCTAGGGGTAACGTCCGGTGTGAGTAGATATTCATTGTTGGCAATAGGGTTTGCCAGATACGTATCAACGTCAGTTGCCGCAACAGGCGCATGTCCGCGCTCCAAGAAAAGATAATTGATTTCAATGTCATGCTGATATTGGGTCCAAACGTCAAGCGATAGAACAAAGCGTGACGTATTCGGTGCGCGTGACTCAATGGTATCGATGAAGAAGTACCAGCGCCGCACACCGTAGTCAGTTTCGTAGGCAATGTGCCTATCGTCGCTAGTCATTGGTTGAACGTCCACAACCATGTAGTTGTAGCGCACGGCAACATCGTATGGAATCGGTAGCTTGATACCGCCCTCTGGTGCAATCTGTCGTGACGTGGTAAGCGTAACGTTATACACATCCTCGCTTGCATCGAACCATTCATCACGCTCCGTGTCGGAATCGAACAACACAACGTCGTTATAATCACTGTTCCAAAGAACGTTTGTCAGCTTAACGCGCGTGTTCACTCCCCATCGCGTATAGTCGAACTCGTTGCGATAGGCGTACACATTTACATTGTTGATGATGGGAAAGTCGGTATCTCCAATATGGGGAAACTCCATGTTGTGTAACCTCCCTACAAGTGAGGGGACATGTTTCACGTGAAACACATCCCCTCAATGTCACAGCCTAGCGGAAAGAATGGAAAAGGCTAGGCAACCGTGACCGTAACATCGTCGGTGTAGTGCGTGGTTGCACCAGACGGATTGACGTAAGTGCTCTTAGCCGTGACCGTGATAACATCGTCCTCGACAAGAGACTCGCCGACATGCAGCACGCCGTATTCGTCAACCCACGTCCGCGCGTCCTGAACACCGTCACCGTCGCGCGTGATTCCGATAGTAAAGATAGCAGCGTCAGGCTTGACCTCGATGGGATATCCAGTGGCAGGGTCAACCGTACCGTCAAGCGTTACGGTTAGCTGAACATCGTCACCAGCATTGGCAGTAGCAGAAGCCGTTGCAAGGGTAATACCCGTAACGCTCATGGTCACGGTAGGAATCGTGGTGCCAGATGAAGTCGTGAACAGAATCGCAGGTACGAACGGCGAAACGGAATACATACCCCAATGATGCAGGAAATAGTTGTTGCCAAGCGTCAGCGGATTGTACTGAGACGTGGTGGTAACCAGCTTGTCACGACACTGAAAGAAGTCTCGCGTGGTCAGCAGCGCTACGGCATTGGGAATTGGGAACTCGTCAACCAGCACGATACGCTGCTGAATCGACTCACGGTCCATGTTGAATGCGGCGGCTAGTGCCATAACATCGACAACGGCCTGCGTTCGCGGTGTTAGAAGAAGCACAAGTTCATCAGGATTCGCAAACACTGGAATGTCGCGGATAAGACCGGAATTGTAGCGGCTAGATGGGAATCGAAGGTCGCCCGCATACGCGCGAAGCTCAACCAGAAGCTCCTTAGCCGTGTCCTCGTCGGTGGGTGCGGCGCTCAGAGTATGCTTGTAGAAGCCAAAGTTATCTTCATAGTAAGAGAGCAACTGTAGCATGATTCGGTACTCGTCGTACTCGTCAGAGTTTCGCGGCACGTCAAGGATGCCCGCCACAAATGCGTTGAGGCCGTATTCCTCGGTAAATGCGAACTCCAATTCCTCGCGGTTCACCGTAATCGGGTAGAACTCACGTCGGTTGATGGTATGGAACCACACCTCCGCATCAGGCCGATACATCTTGAACACGTCCTCGCGGTCATCTGCGTAGGAATGCGCCGTAATCCACTTGACGGCAATCTCCTGTGCCTTATCACCGTAGCGAAGCATGTCCTTCTTGAACTGCGCTAGCGGATTGTCCCAACGCTGCTGATGAACGTAGGTGGAACCGATTCGGTTCACCAGCGCATCAACGAACTGATTGTAGAAGTTGAGATTCTGTGGCGCAAAGAGAGCGGCCTGAGTTGCGGCAATGCCGTTCTGCGTGGTCTGCGGGATTCGCTGCTGGTAATCGTTCGTACCAGACAGCCAAATCTTGTCAAGGATGGTACTGTTGTTAACTGCCATTTTTCTAACCTATCTACTTGATTGAGAAATCCAGTTCCTCTAGGGGAATGAAGCCGTCTGTCATGTCCGAATCATCATTCTCGCTGATAACGGCATTGCCAGTCATAACCAAATCCGTCTGCGCACTTTTGATTGATTTGAGCATGTCAAACATCTGGGTCTGCATCTGCTCAATACCATCCATACGTGCTGCTAGCTCGGAATAATCGTTACCCTCCGTCCGCTCAATATCGCGCGTGTCTGCGTCAGCATCGGTGACTTCCTGCTGTTCCAGCTTCTTATCATCGTCCATGATTCCATCCTTTTCTCTCCACCTATAAGGAAACGGGCCACGAATCGCGGGATACCCGTGACCGTGACCCTAGTATATAGTGTGGCGTTCGCAAAAGTCAACTGAAAGAGTCCCAATCAGCTCCGCGCCGTGCGCCGTATTCAAACGGTTGAGTCGCACTAGTCGCTACTCGTCTCGTCTTGCGCGTCACAACTCAAATATATCATCTATCACCTCTTGATGTATCTTCACATAAGAATCTACATACATTACTTTTTTATCTTTTGTATCAACAGTGACCTCATAATATCTACTGTCGGGAATGTTTGTTGATATTAGATATTTTTCATTACCAAGTATGTGACATGCCCATACAACATAAACATCTAAATAGTCAATACTTAACGGCACTATCGTTCCATATGCACGATTTACCTCCCGTGCTACTGCCATACGTGCCATGTCCTGATACTTCATACTACTTCACCCCAAACATCTGCAATATGTCCTGAAAGTCAACCTTGACTTGAACGTTATCATAGAACACGATACCAGCCCAATACATGCGAGAGAATCCCTGCATCACCTTAGTGAGACGGTTTGCCATGATGTAGTTCACGCGCGAATCAGAAGCGGTCAGAGTGTATATACGTCGGTCCATGCCATTTGGTATGTAGTCGGTCACATACACAAGTCCCTCTGTAATGTCATTCCACACACCAAAGCGCTTTCCGTTACATACGATTCCAAACGAGAACTTCGCCCGCTTTGGCTTTGAGGATACGAACTCAGCGGACATTCTCTCAAACTCGTTTCCTGCGGCAACATCACCTCCAACCGTGCCAGACAACATGCGACCTGCAACTGTTCCAGCTTGCTTTGCGCGTGCGTATTCATCATCCTTGACGTAATGCAGCAGAAACGTCTTTCCGCGATACCAACGATACCCGAACTGCAAATCGGTCCCAACTCCATATGCGGCAAAGTACGGGTTTGCAATATCGCAAGCGTTACCAAGAAGATACAAGCGTGGTTTGATTCCATCGACTCCGACACGTTCACGTGACACGGTATCCACTATGTTCGCAAGTGCTACGAACTCGTTTGGTAGATACCTGTGAAACCTATCAGCCCGCTCTAGTACCGCTTCATCGAATATGATTCTACGCACATTGTCATATGTGCGTTTCTTTATCATCTGGCCTTCCGTTAGTGCGACAAAGTAGCCGCACACATGCCACTTCGGTTTCAATGGCTTGCCCTTATCATCCGTCTCACCATCCTCAACGCGCTTTGCAATGTACATATATCTCGCGTCGGTGCGAAACAGGTAGTCATTGAACGATTCATCGTGCGAAAGTCGGTCAAAGTAGCCATCTGAGACGCTAGACAACTCACGCTTGTAGCGCACAACCTCAACCCACCTGTAATTCTTTTTGATGTGGTCAAGGATGCATTGCTTACGTAATCCAAACGTCTTACCAATGCCACGCGCTCCGACAACCATAGTTACATCAGCATTGTATGAGAGTGTATTGTGCCAGTCGTAAAAGTCACTCATTGTCTAAGTCCTCAACGTCTCTGTCGTAATCGCTCCACCATACGTTCTCACGATAGCGCCTGCGGATGGTTGCGAATATGTGCAGCAACCAAAGGAAATACAAAACAATATATATTACTATTCCAACAATCACACACATAAAAAAGAACATGAGAGTACAAGCCCCAATCCCAATGAAATACTCAAACATCCACATCAATTCTTGCTCCACGTCGAACCTCCCATCATTATAACCTTCTTACCATACGATGAATCGCACTCTATGAATGCATTCTCACCGTCAAACTGCAAATACTTTATATCAGTATTTACGTTTCTTCCATACACACGTTGAAGATATTCAACACTCATTGAGTTAGCTTGCTTCAACGTCTCGCCTAACCATCTGCCAGTCGGATACAGACACACCGATTCGTGTACATCCACGTTTGACGTGCTGCCTAGATAGTCTGTGACGCTTGCATTGTATCTATCTCTAACACTAGGTCTATGAGTTTCAAGAGCGTGGCATATTTCATTGGATACAAAAACATTGTACCCAACGGACAATTCAAGCACCCGTTCAATATTATAGCGTGTAGATAAGTCTGCAATGAACCGTTCGATGTGGTATTTGCCGTGTGGTCGCGCAAGTCCTGCACATGTGATATGAACCTCAAGTTTCTCAGTAACAGACACTCTGCATTTGTTCCACATTTCAATATGCCATTTATAATGCTTGCCCTCGTTCTCAACCTCAAAACCTCCGATACCTCTCAAAGAACTTGCCAATTTTGGGTAATTATTGCGAACCCTAACCATACATCTGTCTATTGCCTGTTTCGACACAACCTCAAAAACATGTAACGATTCCTCAATCATCGCGTCAGTTATCGAATCGTCACATGCAAATTTCATTGAGTCCGTATCGCCACCCAATAACGACACGGCATCACCAAACGTCTCATAGAGCTGTTCTATCGCCAACACCATATGCAACCGTGAACCACCAACAATTCGCATGCCATACGTATATAGCACCCTGCATGTCTCAGGCTGCATGTTGTCCCAATTCTTACGTGTAACTACCGTATCGCTATCAACACCAATAACACCGTGCTTGCATGCATATGACGGTTTGTACACATCCTGTGCCATAGTCCCATAAATGCCGTTGAACTTGCCTTTCGTATCGCTAATGTAATAGGCGTTAAATTCCTCGGCACTCAATGAACCATCTGCAAGACCGTCTTTGTATGACTGTGGTATGCCGTCTGGAATGTGATATTGGTACGGCACACCCTCCACATAATGATTGGTGACAAACTTGTTATCATCCTTCAAGCGATACAACACATTCGATTGTAGAGTTACGTAATCAGGTGGTTTTACAAATGACATAGTGCCCTCACCATACACAACTTCCAGCGAATCCCATTCGTAGACACGTGACATTGCCCACAACTCAATCTCAGTTACATGTATCTCTATGGAATCAGCCGAATAGAGTTTGCCAAACGCGAACACGGCATTGATGAACGTGTCATGCCAACCATCATCAATAAGTGCCTGTTCCCCCTCATATCTGGCTTCATTGTCGCTGTAATCACGCTTTGGCTTGAACTTGCTCATAGGCTCTAAGGCGATTCCCCAATGCTCGAATGCCGAATCAGCACGTAGGCGTATGTTTCCGATTCTGATTCGTGCGTGAAACGCACATGCAAATGGTCGTTCGTAATGCTCCAACACCTGCTCTTTAGTTGTGCTTAATACCCTGTTGCACAATTGCAGCAAAGCGTCACTTTTCATATTCTTGAACTTATCTGGTAACATGCGACCATTGATGAATGTGTGGTGCATGCTGGTAACGTCAACGGATACGACATTTGAGACAATTACACTTGCATTTGCTGCTGCCGTAAATGTATACCCGCCGCGAAAGCAACTCTTACGTAATGCATATGAGTTATATGTCTTAGGCATTTCCTGCCTGCACAACTCTAGAAACATCTTCTCAACCGTAATAGTCTTGCCGTTTTCCTTCTTTACCTTCAATGTTCCAATATCATGTCGTGCCATTTGTCGCACTAATGAGGTCTTTGTAAGCACCTTATTTCCAAGCATGTCTTGCGTAAGCCAATCATTTGTGCGTAGCAAGAAACGCAGATACATAGGTATGACCTGTGTATCCCTTTTGGCGTAATACAATTCCTGTTCTGTCAAAGGCGTGTCTGGCGTGCGTATCTTATCGTAGTCCCAACTCCCAACTGCCTTTTCTAACCCTGCAACCTCGCCCATTCGCTCTAATCCTCGCATGTCCAAGTGAAACGTATCCCAGAAACGCAAGAGCAACCTATCCGAATCACTCTCGTACAAGTCAAGCGTATACACATTTGTTGATGATTGTGCATTCACCTGTATGTCATAGGAACATGAAAGTGATTCCATCAACGGTTGCAAATCGAACATAAGATTGTATGCACATATCACAGGAACAACTTCAAACGCCAATCCCCATCGTATGTAATCGGAAATCTTTTCTAGATATTCGTTCTCGTGCCTGTAAAACGACACAAAATCGTCCCTATCGCATTCGTAATCAGATAGGTTAACTTCTCTTATGTCATTGTCAATGAAAAGTATCGGATATGCCCTAGCACTTAATATGTTGCCATTCTTTCCACGATTTATTATGTTGCAAGTCTCAGTGTCATATATCGCTGCTATTGAGAACTTGCGCCGTTTCATATCCTATTCGCCCGATTCTGCTCTTTTAATCACCGCTTCTGCTGCCCTGTACTCAGACACAGGAACAACCCACGCGAGATAATCAGGCGAACCGTTGCGGTCTGCATCATCATATTCATCAGGGTACAGCCCTTCCTCATAGGCGACTGATTCAGTTATATCCCTATGCGCCCGCTCTACTGCTTCTGAATTGATTCCACGCGTGACCTTTTCCACGAAAGAGCGCAAGTCAGTCTCACCGTAATAATCCAATATCGCACGGTTGCGGTCAGCACTTGCAGGAAGGTTTTCCCATGCTTCTTGTGTTGCACGGTAAAAAATACGAACTTCCTCACGTGTGAACTCCCCCTGTACTGGACCAATGAAATGATACGATTCCGCTGTGTTCAATTCCTGTTGTGTTATGAAATTAGCGCGTGCCTGTTGCCCGCGTCCTAACTGTGCTGCCGTATTAACGCGCTGCAAGTTCTGCCCAGCAAGCTTCAAATCATCATGACTATAACCTGTCGCTTGACGTGTCTGTGGGTTGCGCTGGTAAGTGCGCGAAATCTGATTACGCAACGTGTCAATCATCTGGTTATAGTACATGCGCTCCTTGCTAGAAGATGTGCGCGAAACTTCCTTTTCAAGTTGCGCAATTCGACGCTTTGCCGTTCTGCGTAGCTTACCTAACTGCTCTGCCAATCCACCTTTCTTATACGGCATATATCTCACTCCTTACATAGAAGAAGCCCCTCACATATCCGCCAGTAATATGTGAGGGGCTAAAAACGGTCAAACGCGACGATGATTTTTTATGCAGAAGCAGAAACAATCTCCAGCGACTTCAAGGTATTGCCGTTGCGCAACTTCTGCTCCTTCACACGCAGTCGAATTCCATCATGGATATAGTCGCCAAGGAAACCGACGATGAACTTTGCAGAACGTGCAATGCCTGCGCTCTGGCTGAAAACGGTAGTTCCGTCACTGAGAATAAGGTGCGTGTTGATGCATTCCTCGCCGCTCTGCGCTCGAACACCCGGCACCGTGACGATATCGACAACATCCAGAATGTCATTCTCATACTCATTGAGAGACACAGAAGCATTGAGTGCATTAGCAACAGCAGCAGCGCCCTCAAACGAATCCATGTTTACGGTATTAACAAAGCCCTCTGGAATGTTAATCATAGGAAGCTGGGTGTTAGTGGTTGCAAGTTCGTTACTCATTAGTCAATCTCCATTTCAGTACGTTCGTCCACAATCTCCATGAACTTCTCAATAGGTGCGCTGATATACGTCTTAACATGGTGAATCTCAGTCACAACAAGACGCGAAGTGCCAAACTTCTTTTGAAGCTTGCGCGTGGCCTTCTCGCAATCGGAAACACGTCCTTCAACAACCTCATTGAAATCAACCATGCTATGAGAGTCACCATCATAGCGCGTACCAATACAATGAGTCTCGAACACCGTGCGACCAATACGAGAGCGAGAGCGCTTAGGCTTATCGTCCATTACCAAACCTCCCTTCCATTCTTTCCATTGCGACGCATTGCACGTTTGCGCAAACGCCTGTTCCTCAACCTTTGTTCACGTCTGCGCTGCGAATCAACGTGATTCCACCAAAACACAGCCCAGAAGTAAAACACGAAAATGAAAAGTCCAATCTTAATGTTACCAATCAGCAAGTTCATTCGTCAACCTTAATATATATGTTTGCGTAATTATACATAGTTGGTCGAACAACAACAACCTCTCTTGTCAAAACCTTATCTGGAAGGTATTTCAGATAGGTGACGCCTAGCTCGTCATAATTCATAGTTGGTCTATATATGTCAAGCTTTTTACTAAATGGGTCACTTGTGCAAATAGTGCAATGAACCCACCTTAAAAGATGTAGCACTTCTGCTAAACTCAACTTCCCTCCCTTCCGTTTGACAAGTCAAAGTATATCACTTTAACGTGCGCTGCGTCTAACTGTCTTTGGTTTAAATTATTGTTGCGTGGGTACAAGAAAAATTTGTTGGTGCAACGTTAGATTGTGTGGTAAGATGTTCTTGTCGGTTGGAGAACGTTAGAAAGGGTGAAAAATGAACGATGAAGAACTTACGTCATATGAAATAGAGTCTGTATTGAAAGCTAGGCTTGAATTTCATGACAATCTATTTAGGCGCTTTGAAAAGGAGGAAATGAAATTAGAAGCAGCCGTGCAATACAACCTAAGGCAAGAGGTACAGAATATAGCTCGTCAATTGTTAGGATACTATCTATGATTAATATTACAGATAAAAGTGTTCATGACGATATCCACGAGATTTTGCTTGACGAATATACTGTACTTTTAGAACTGTATGAAATGTATATAAGAACTCACAAACTAGAGGACGCATTTGCAGTTAAAGTTGCAATGC